GTCACTACATTGAGATAAAGTTTCGGTAAATGTGTCCTAACCTTTCTCGGACTGAGTCCACAAAGTGGGCTTCAAACGGGTTGAGTTTTAAGTCCATTTCAACCAAAGACTCTGTGCAAATGATTGAGATGACAATAAAAAAAAACAAAATGGCATTATCAACATATAATCCATTTATCGGCAATCTTGGCAAGGTAAGCACCACTCTTTATTCCTGAGTGTTGCTCACAAAACCAAGTTCCTAAACGACCTGGTCGTTTAATAGCGCCACAACCATGATCAGTACAAGCAGGCTCACCACAACTCTCATCGAGAATGGAAGCATACTTAACTGGTAATGGTATGTTACACTTTTCGAAAATTGCCGAGCCTGGAGTTATAGCACAGCAAGATGATGCAGCTTCACAACTACTACCACTGCCATCTTTAGTATTCGAAATCGCATTTAAGCGCAATGTAAGACGATTCAATTGTGTTTGAACATCTTCAGCCGGTAATTTACGTCTAGAGCCAAGAACATCTAAGTTCCAAGAAGTAACAAAAATGTCAAAGGCTATACTACCACCTGTGATAGTAGCCAAACTAACACTAAGAGAATCACCAATAGTATTAAATTTAGCAACACACACACCTAAATAACCATAAGCAACGGGCGTGCTTGGAATTGATGCGGTTAAAGAACCCATCAAACTTGGATTATAATCAGGTGTATAAGGTGAAGTAGGCTGAACCGAATAATTCAAAACACTAGCAGTACCACCAACAAGAAAACTGTTTGCAGGAGCTGTTAAAGATGATGATGTTGAAGGTTGAAGAACCGAAAACACATACGTGCCACCCACAGTAAGTGAAGTAGCAGTAAATATCACGATATTCGTAGCCTGCGTAACAGCTAATGTTGAAATGGTAAATCCTGGCACAACATACTTATTTTGCGTAATAGCAGGTACATAACCAGTTGATGATTGTAACAAACCGGTTAAATGTTGCGTATACGATGCATTTGCACCAGAATTTTCAAGAATTGGACGTGATAAACGAATATGATAAGAAACCCAAAGTTCACCTATTTTGTTACCTGCGGTTTGCTGGCCTTCTGTAGCAATAGAAAAATTTCCAAGCACAGAAAAGCGCGGATCACCGGGGGCAGCAGAAGAGGCAGTCATACCAGGTACTACATACATACTACGAAGAACGTTACGTTTTGAATCACATTCAATTGGGTGCATAAAAGTCTCACAAGGCACACCTGAATTAGAGAATTCAGCAGCTTCCATTTGTCGCTTAGAAGTAAAAGCTGTATCCTCACAATCATAATCAGTTGCCATTATGACTGTTCCCAATCCAGTACTTGTTGAGCCAACAGCAGTTGCTGAAGTTGTTTTGTACTCAAGGCAAACGCCAAGAAACTCACATTCTTCATACAAACTAGCTACTTGCCACATCCAAGGAAAAAGTATGGGATTTCCAGGATTTAAAGGAAATGTAGTAACATTGAAATTTGTACTACTAGTTATATCCATAACAAACTCACGATGAGCAAAAACAATGTCAGCACCTTTAGCAATTGAACCAAACACAGGAACTGAGTTTGTTCCAACGCCACCAGCAGGAGACATATATTTATTCATCAAAGTGTTACTATTCACTTGATAATCACCAAACCCAGTTAAAACTGGCGCTAACTTGCTCGCAAGGGAAGCAGCAGATCCAATACTGTCAAGAGTTTTATTTAAACTAAACTTTCCACCTTCGGTGAAAGGCCTAGCTAACATACTACCCAAGTCAGAAAAGAACCCACCTTTTCCTTTCATTTTACGAACTTTGTAAGCACCAGTACCACCAAGATTGGTAGGCACAGAAGAAGTTGGCTGAAGAGCTTTTGAAACTGTTGCTTTCACAATTTTCTTTTCAGCTTTTTTGATTTTCTTCTTAGCTTTTGCAGCTAATTTAGCTGCTGCGGATTTAGGCATCAGGCGAGATTACTGTATACACTTAAAGCATGGCGGATGATCATGACATGCTTTAATCGAGTTCCGCTCCTCATGGCTAATGTACAACGCGGTAATCTCACCGGGTGACTTCATAAGGCCGCGAACTGATGAAAATGAAACACCTTGTGCAATTGGGCCATCTACAAGTTTACTACGATAGTGCTCATACACCCAAGATATAAAGGAAAATAATTCCACCCGAACACGATCATGCCACCATGCTTCAATAAGCAGCATGTAAGCACGCATTAGTGTCCATCGAATATCCGGTATTGATGAGCCATACAATAGCGAACAAAGTATACGACCAGCAACAGGCACAGGTACCCACAAAGAATACGCATCAACATATCGAAATCTATGACTAAGAAATGTGAGCTCATCAAGTGGGCGCGGTGTCCAATCATCATGCTCAGCTGTCACTTTATAACCCAGGGCTAACATTACTGGTGGAATTAGCTCAGGTTTGAACCAATTCCAACAGGAAACAGTAGCAAAGAAGGTGTTGTCATCACCATACAATGCTGCTTCAATATCATCACTAAATTGCCCATAAGTTAGTGAATCAATTTCTTGACCAGATCTAAACCATTGAACTGCATACAAATATGCAAGCAAAAAATACAAAATAATTGTATTATCCACTACTGTATTCTCTGATCCAGATGGGTTTCCTGTTTGTTTTTCAACCAACAATCCATTAACTAACACCATAACGGAATCAATAATCTCACGATAAAGAGTCCATAAGCGTAGCTTACTTTCATGTCGTTTCAAACAATCACAGCGAAATTTTATTAATTCTATGAAAAGAGCTCTAAAAAGAGAACTATCATATTGAGACACATCGAGCGCCAAACCCTTTTGGAGTTTGCCATCCCTAGTTAAACGCATAGCTAGCTTATGCCAACCACGGTAAAACTTTGACATGCCAACAGCGGACCAAAATCCACCTTGTTGAGCACGTCCAGCTCGATAAAATTTATTATTCATATCACCACATATTCTCTTACATGCAAGACAATGCTCAATTGGACTAGCACAGAATGTACGTAGATTATTAGAGAGTACTTTGTCCATAGAACGATTTTCCTCTTTAACAGAATCTGTCCAAACTGGCCGCCAACTTGAGCCGTCAATAAGACCTACATAGTATTGCTCACACATTTCGAATCCTATGGTGTTTATCAAGGCGTTCTTATCTGAGAACTTCAAAGACCATGGATAACCAGCCGAAGTGGTATGTGCCATGTCTTGCCAAGCTAAATCAATTGTTATTTCATCACTATTACACATAACAGGAAAAAAATGCTTGAACATCGAGTTCCTAGCAAAACTCCACGCTCTTTGATCAATGTCCACCGGTTGCTGTTTTGCATATTTAGCAACACTATTGAGCTCAGCTCGCATATTAGCGGACGCATGCAAATAACCTGTTGGGTAAGTTTCTTCATTCTGAATTAAATATTTATGAAAATGTGGGTCAAAATGTGGTTTGTCAGAATATCCAGCACTACGATTTACAGTTCCACAGAAGTCAAAACTTCCGTTAAACAATATTTTATATGCTATATCAAACCGCATTTCCACTCCTCCCCTAACCACACGACGACCCACTATAGTCGTGTGGCGCCGCAAAGCGTCTAAGACGCTTTCGGCGGGGTTGTGGAGTTTTTTGAAGTGCCCGTAGCAGATGCGACTAACTCATCTGTAATACGAACACAACCATTGTTTGGACGTTGGGCTATCTCCTGACCCCATTGGTGAATTCCTAAAATCTTTCCAAAAGAGTCAACAACAGCAGCACCACACCAACCTTCTTTCGTAGGAAGATCATACTCTAACTCAAGAGGAGAAACAGCATTTATCTTTCCATTCGCAAATTTCTGATCAACGACATTAACAATACAAACAGCATCTCCCACCTTTGGCTCAGCGGCTAACTTGTACACAGTATGTGGCAATCTCAAACTCATAGACACTAAATCTAAGGGTTTTCCATCAGCACGCTTTGCACGAATTAGACCTGCTTTCGCAATCGGTGTTTCAACTGTTTTACCATTTAAAGATAAAACTAATTTATCAATATCTAGAACAACTGACTTCAAATCTGAAGATATTATTTTATCAATGCTGTCATCAGGCCTTGACTTCGGCAACACATGATAAACAAACCAAGCACGATCACCTATTACGGAGAACATGCAAGTTTGAACTTTTTCAGGCTCAGACTTATAATGAACGGTCACGGTACCAAGACGTGCTTGATGTGAAGCAAAGTCTTGAATAACATATGAACCAGTCATTTGAGGTTGTTTATCAGGTGGTGCTGGACAAGCGCAGGTAGTAGGTGTTGTTGTTGTAGTTGTAGTCGATACTTCAACCACTTCATCTTTAGAAGTTCCGGTCTCTTTAACCTTACTAATCTTTGGATTTTTTGGCTTCAGATGATACTTTCCACATGCACCATCACAATTAGTATCAACACATTTTTCAGCTTTCAGTGCCTCAAGCTCAGCTTGCATCTTCTTAAGCTGTTCTTCTAACTCTGAAGCTTTAGCCTCAAACTGATTACCACGACGGTATTTCCCTTGTTTATCAGTAACAGCTATATCATCGACACCAGCATACGGATCATCCCTTTGATAAGCTGGATCATTGGGATCAACAGAATTGATGGAAAAATTTGAATTATCTTCTTCTATCATCTGTCGTACTTCAGCGTCAGTGAAGCCCCAAAGAGCTGACAAAGTTTTGTTTCCTCTATTATTGGTAGCGGCAGCCCAGTCCATCCATGCTTCTCTATCATCAAAAAACAAGGTATCACCAGCTCGAACTTGAATGTTTCGACCGTCCATGTCATACTCCATCCAATCACCAGTACCACGTTTTTGCTTGACAATCACTTTACGTTCAACCTTTTTAATTGCAAGCTTAGTACCAACGCAACCAATTGCATTCAACGCTATCCATTTTGGCATGGTACTATAATCACCAACAACCACATACTGTGCTGGCAAGCATTTTTCATTTCTAACTTCCCAAATAATCGCATGTTCATCACATGCTTTCTTTGAGTCACTTTCATGAATAGCCCACCATTTACCATCTCTTTCCCACACAGTACAAATTGATTCCTTAGTTTTCTTTCTGCGCATACGACGTATGACCAAAATAGAAAACACAATTATTATTGTAGTAAAAATACTAATTAAATATTTATGTGCTTTTATTTTTTCCCATACTTGAACAAACGCAGCCTTATAACTAGAATTCAACTGAAATGATGGTTGATCAGACGTTGCTGCAATTCTTGTTGCAATCATTTCTTCTTCAGTAGTTTTAATTTTGCCCACCTGTTTATCCATCTTATCAGCAGCTTCCTCAGCTTCCTTAGCAGCATCTTCAATTTCATCTTCATCACCAACATCAAAAAAACTAAGTAACATTGTCAATCCTGCAATTGCACCCGTAACGAGTGAAACGCCCGAAATAATCGAGCGATATGTAGTGATTGAACGATGCCATCCGACAACAGCTGTCCCACAAAGTGCGAGTAACGCACAAAGTGAGGAGAAAACTGAAAAGCCGGTGTGTAATTTAGATATTGGTTCAACGTGCATAACACGTTGCAAGAAAGCCGTTCTACTTTCACGTGCTTTCTTGTGAACTGCTTTGGAATTTGAAGCTAGACTTTTCTTAACAACAATGCCAACAATAGACAAGATTGCCATTACACCAACACTCCAACACACGATCTGAAAAGATCGAGGTGTCATGTAATGTAATGCCTTCTCTTGAACTACTCCAGCAGCGTGCTTCGACTTCTTCCAGCTCCAGCTAATTGGGCTGCAGCAAACAGCAATTGCAGACTTGGTGCCATTGTAGAGCTCGAAGAAGAACTCCTTTGCTCTGCCGCGGACACTTGATACTGACTTGCTTGTGTTGCTGTTTGGTTTCGCCCATCCTGCAAAAGCAGTAATGAGCGCGACGGTTGAGGCAGACACAGCGACCAAAGGACTACCAACTGTGATGGCGGGCAACGCACAAGATAGCGCAAGGACAAACACAGACGCCCGGAAGATCTTACGACCATTCCAACGTTGAGATAACATGTCGTCATCCCCGCTGTCACTATCACTGTCCGATTGGTACGACTGTCGCGCATCGTTATACACGAACATACTTTGAGTCGTGCGTATGTCTGATGCGTCTCCAACTCCACTGTCACCAAAGGAAACAGGGTTGGAATAAGATCTGGTTGCTCCTGCAGCGCGACCACGTTCACTTCTGATTCCGTGTGTACGTTGATTCTGTCTTCCAAGGACAGACCTACTATCGGTCTCATCATCGCTACCAATCGGGCTCGTTCCCGCGTCACGCGCGCTGCCACATGATCCGTGAGCATCGGTCGCGTTCGACGAACTCGAATTCCGGCTGGAAGCCGAACTGCTAGAGCTG